AAACTCATCTGGACTTCCAGGACCACCGCTGCCATCTGATTGAAAGTCCATAGAGCCACCAGATCCATCGTCATAGCCGTTATCTACGTAACCACCGCTTGACCCCATGTGTTGTTGCTCTTGCTGTTCTTGTTGATAGGCAGCAGAGTATCCTGAGCACGATTGAGAGAACAGAGGATCAGTTTCACATTGGTCATCTAGCCATGCAACCTCATATCCATCACATTGAGTATCGTATAAAGCATCAGCAGTACACTGTTGTGTGAGATATGCATCTGCATATCCTGGGCACTGAGAATCATACAATGCATCATTCGTACACTGTTGATCGAAGTATGCTTGCTCATATCCTTCGCAGGAAGTATCGTTCAGTGGATTAGAACAGTCTGGTCCAGTAGATTCGTATCCACCGTCTTGCCCCCACCATGCATATCCAAAGTTAGTAGTAGCATCTGTAAAGTTTGTAACGTGGTTTGTCGTCATACCTCCTTCAGAGGCCTGCTTATAAAACAACTCATTTACTTCATTATACACGTTTCCACTTTGACTTGTAGCGTCACCAGTAAATCCTATCCACGTATCGTGATTAGTTACATTGACTTGTGAGTAATGAAAGTCAAACGATCCTTCTGGCCACAGCTGTAGTCCAAACGTGTTTAGATTACTAGTGCCATACTCTTGAACATTACGCCACTCGAACCAGGTACCACCTGATCCAGTCTCGTAATAATATCCAGAGTTAGCAATACTAGAATTGTGTCTAAAGTCGCTCCACATAGGAGCAATCATGTAAGAGAGGTTACTTCTTCCATCTGGTGGACCACCACTGTATCCCCACGGGCAAGTGTTACACCAACTCTGACCGGTGTTGGAGTTTCCATATCCCGCTGTTGGATCATACAGTATGATGAAACCGTTACTGGACATCCAAGCATCGGTAAACACGCCTCCGTAGTATGGAAACGAGTGACCCAAGTTGATGTGAACGGTGCCATCATCGACACCGTTCATTACTTGAGTTTCAGGGTAAGTGTTTACCGATAGGACAAGTAGGCTACTTACAAATATCTTCTTCAGGATATTCTTCACAGAATTCTCTCTTGTCCCAGACGGTGTATTGCGTATCCTTATCATCTTTTAAGGTCGCTTCAGGCATGTCAACACCCTTAGGTGCTTTCCTAGGATTCTTCTCCCAAGCATCGGAAGCTTCTGCTCCGATCTTGCCTTCGAACGGACAAGGAGTGCCAGCCATACGCATGGCATCCCACACTCTCTGATCTTGACACATTAGAGACACGGCCGCAACCTTCATCCCCATGTCGTACAGAGTTTTAGATAGTTTGATTCTCTCACAGTTCTCATCTGTAACTGAGCCCCCAGCTGAGAAACCAAAGATTTGAGTTTGTACTGCACCACCTATACCAACTGTACATAGGTCTTGTGAGTACGAGCTTCCAATGGAAGGAGCGATAGCTGATGGAGGAGGAGACTTTATGTCCTGCTCAATCTTTTGCACAGTCTCGTTCTTGTTAATGTTTTCGTTACGATTGTTGTTATTGTTGTTCGTAGTAACATTAGAGTTAGAATTAGACTCGCTGTAGCTATTGTTGGTGTTAGTGTTGTTACTAGTAGACTCGTTAACATTTTTGCTAGTTGAGTTACTATTAACAGACTGATTAATATTGGAATTGGATTCACTGTAGTTGTTACTAGTGTTGTTGCTAGTAGAGTTTACAGTGGAGTTGTTAACATTAGTACTAGTATTGTTGTTAGTGTTAATGTTAGTGCTGGTGTTAACATTAGTGTTGGTATTATTGTTGTTGTTGGTACTAGTACTTACGTTGGTGTTGGTGTTAACATTAGTATTGTTGTTAGTACTAGTATTTGTGTTTGTATTGACATTAGTACTTGTACCAGCGTATGTTGTGTTATTGGTATTAACGTTGGTATTGTTGTTGGTGTTTGTGTTGGTACCAGTGTACGTCGTATTATTGGTATTAACATTTGTATTGTTATTAGTGTTAGTACCAGTATACGTTGTCGTGTTCGTGTTGGTATTGGTGTTGTCGTTTGTATTTGTATTCGTTGTAGTAGATGTCGAATCAGTGGTAGTGTTGATGTTAGTAGTCGTGTCTTGACCAACAACATACGTACTACTCAGCAACAACACGGCAAAAGTTACGCGTTGGATGATAGTGTGCATGGGCTGCCTCTGTTATAGTTAATATAACAAAAGAGTCAGTCAGAAGTATTTACGAGAGCAGAATATATTCAAGTTAAATGAATGTATCGTAAACTATTTATAATTCCCACTCGACATTTAATTCAATTACACACGGTACTGCGGGAACTTCGCCGCCAAAAGTTATCTGGCATTCGTCAATTTCTGGGTTCCCTACACCTTCAAGGTCTTCTATGGAAACGCCTATGCTATCTGGCATCAGTGAGCACCCACTGATAGATAACATCAGTATAGCGCATACGAGTTTCACAGAGTAATATCGCCCTGTTCAACTAGGATAGCTCTGTTCTTGAGATGTTGTTCTGCTACAGCTTCCTTGCTTTGACCATAGTAGGCTACACCGATAAACCTTTCGATCATCATCTCGCTTACACTACGATATGAATCCGTGACTGAGTCGTAGACGATAAACTCACCGAGGATTCGTCCATACTTACCTTTACCGTCTTTTTTTGTTCGTAGAGTAGCGGTTTTTCCCAAATGGTGTTTGAGGAAGTTTTTGGCGAACAATCCACAGACTTTTTCCTCTTTATCTCTGGTTCTACTTTCAGGCGTGTCGATCCCATATAGGCGCACCCTCTCACCGCGCACCCAGATGCCAAATCCCAAATCGATATCGACATCTACAGTATCACCGTCTACCACTCTTATTATCTTGCACTGGTACTCGTACATCTTTCTTTTTATCCTTATTAAATATTCGATCCCAGTTATCGTCGAAAGTTTTACGATCAACTTTTGTAGGTCTTTGCTTACTTCCTTTGCCTGCCATAACAATTCCTAATCTATAACTTCAATTTCTTTACGGACACTTCTAGAATACATTTTCTGCAGTCTAGGGTTCTCCTCCACATAATCGTGCTCTCTATGTATAAGAGAAACATCGTATCTTACTCTATTAAGAGCTTTAGCAGTATCTGACCACTGTGTGCCCCCGGCCGGCCAGCCACTGTAACGCTCGCTGTCCCCAAAAATCTCACTGCAGTCTAGTTTTGAGTTAGAGTGAAAGACGCCGTCTCTTCCATACGACATTAGGTCGTCCTTTGTATAGCAAATGTCATTCCAACCATGACCATACTCCGGGAAAATGTAACCAGAGGCTTCGTTAGACTGATTCTCTGGACCGTGTGCTAGTCCAACAGAATGACCTATTTCGTGTAAGTCTGTGTAAATGGAACACTTACTCATCGATGCTGGAGGTTTACCTTCAGCAAAGTAGGTTGTAACTTTAGCAACACCGCAAGTGTCTGGGTATGAAGTACCGTAGCCAAGTACTACATCTACTGGTAAACCTGTTGCTAGATTCTTGTTTTCCATAACCGAATGCCAATGAGCGAGATACAGTTTAGTCAGGTTGTATCTTATATGGACACCTGACTTTTCATACACTTCATTATATTGATCTACCCTTTTCTCCCACTTATCCCACTGCGGATGAGTTTCGTCCCACTCCTCCATAATCTCAATAGGTTGATCAATACCATACGTCCTGTGAGAAGCATAAACAAATACACCAAGCTCCCACGTAACTACCTTGTCATCGTCCTCACCATAGTAGATCAAATCCTGACCGGTCCTCTGCTTAAAACCTTCACAATCAATACCACCCCCACCAACGTAAGAAGTGTCAACCTCACATACAGGCTCTTCTTCTATCCGAAACTGGATTTCCTGTCTTCCAAGAGTAAGAATACCGTCACCAGTACGACCGTCACCGTAGATTAGAATATAGTCTCCGTCACGTTCTAAGCGTCCTATAGTAGACGAAGCATGTACCATGCCCCATGGTTCGTTGTTACCCAAAAAGTCCGTATAGTTAACATAGACTACAGCAGGATCAAATCTATCACCCTCAAATTTGTCTATCTCTAGTATTAAAACAGGAGGCTTCCAACCGCATTCTCTAGATTTATTATCCTTTTCAGAGTAAGTGCCGCCTTCTCCGTCAGCATACTGGAACCATTTTACACCAGGATAGTCTTGTGAGCAACCTTCACGTAGCAAAGTACCATAGGGTGGCGTAGCCGTGTAACCACATTGTTCTGAGTTTTTAGTTGCTACTGTTGTGCTGTTACCATTGCCGTCAGCAATTTCTTCTAGTAACGTAGTTCCAGAGCAGGATGTTTGAAGGACTGTGCCTTTGTCTGGGTGTGGTATTACAGGATCGATACACCAGCTTGACAGGATCCCATAGAGGGCAAGAGTATTACAAAGTTCAAGAAACATAAACACATCTTATAATTATTATTATTGTTTACGATGTATTTATAAGTGATGGTCGGGGATGAAGAATTCGAATCTTCGACCTTCCGGTCCCAAACCGGATGCTCTACCCAGCTGAGCTAATCCCCGATGTTATCGTCTTCTGAGTTGTCGAATGATAATATAGGTACGCTGTTGTCTACCTCGATAATCTTCTCTTGCTCAATCAACGAGATAATCTGTTTGGTAATATTGAGATCGGTTTCTAGAAAAGCAATCTTGCGCTGGATTTCCTCAAGCTGCTCACGATAGTACAGCAGCTCCTTTTCCTTTACAATCTTGTTCTCAAGAACATCTGTTAAGCTAATTATCTTGCTCATGCTATATGTATAATAGAGCAGTTTCCTCACTTACTCAGGTGACGGTGCGCATACCGACCAGGGCGAGTTTTAGGTCATCCCGAGACTCTCGTTAGCAACTGTGAAAGTATGGACACTGTTGTTCGTATATTTTTTCACATTTTAAGTGTGCTGGAGCGTTTTCATGATATACAGCACACTGTCGAGGTTTAGAGAGATGAAATGCGCTCAAATTAATCTCGTTCCAAGCTACCACTAACAAAGGGATAAGACCGACTAACAACATCCCCTCACATTCCCTTTTTGACAAGTTACTCATGGCTTACCCCACTTCCAGCCTTCTTCAACAGCATCCTGTGCTACCTGTACGTACTCTCTATCTTCTTCGGACAGAATGCTCCAAAAAGGAGAGATACGATTAATTAGATCCTCAGCAGCCCTTGGCTTATCTAGATGCTCGTTGTTTTCCAACATCTCTTGCAAGGTATCCAAACGGTACTTAATCTTCTCTCGCAGGTCCATACTTGTCTCTTTTATGCAAACTAAGTTGATCTTTATAGCTCATAATCAAAGCACTAATAGCTAGAACCAATATACCAATACTTTCGAAAAGAATGTTAAGTGGCTCGTCACCTTTTGTCTGAAGAAGAATCATTCTTGTCAAAGCAGTCATTGCAATAATAAGAGGAAGCGTTACTGGAATACGGTGGCTGCTATAGAAGGCTCCAACCATTCCCAAAATCTCAGCATAGATGAACAGCATAAACAAATCTGCTAGATCCATCTTACCTTGGGTGCCAAACATATGAATGATATCGAACCCAGCTGCCCAAACAGTACCAACCACTATGAATAGCAACAGAGCTTTTTCGACATGCTCTATCATTGTACCTACATGCTTTAGATAATCAAACACTATTCTGATACCTTTGGTGATTTTTGGTAGCCGGAGGTGCAAGTTGTTCGAACGTTGACTCTATACTCAGTAAATTTTCTTTTGCCTCCAGGTATAGTGAACCTATATTGATCTGTACTCAGTATCTCTAGCTTGTCCAGATCTGCCCATACCCTTTTACGATTACATTGAAAGTGCGCGCTAATATAAGAGTTTTCTATAGCTTGTGACAAACTTCTACCAACACCAGTAGTCTCAACTACTTGTGCTGGTGCACTCATACTTACAAATAAAAAAATAAACAACATCCACTTCATTAGTTACGCCTCATGTTTGCATTGTCGATAGCTGTTTGCTTATCAAACACTGGCTGCAGACAAGACTTATGTAGTGTGCTAATACCTAGCAACTTTTGCTCACCCGTGTATACATTTGTATTAGCCTTGGCAGTGTTGCACGAACCGTCATCTGCAGATTTGTATTCCACATCAGCACCACGTCTGTATGTCTTAGGAGCAACGTACTCGGCGAGGGTACGAGGGTTCACCTTGAACTTCTTATACACCTCGCCTTTCGGTTTAACCTTCTTACGCTTACGACCAGTAAAGTCATACATGCAACCGGTAGAAACAATAGCCATAACAAAATTCCGCTCAATTGGACGGACATTATCTTAAATTATGGCTGGGGAGTCAACGGCCGTATTTCTCGCGGTAATTCGCGCGTTGTTCCATGAACATATCGATATATTCGTCGCGACTTGACTTGAACACCAAAGGATGGTCATTATCGACAGACATTAGAATAATGGTTTGAGTGATAGGTGTCTTGGTCAGCTCTTCGAACATTACGCAGTATGCGGCCGCTTGCATAAAGTAGCTGCTGATCTGATCTTTGCTCTTTCTACGTTTAGATGTTTTAAAGTCGATAACAGACAGCTTACCATTCCACTCACCAATACAATCGACCCGACCACCAACTTTAAGGTAGTGAGAGTACAGTGGTACTTCTTGCATCACTACGTTATCAAGATACTTGTCTAGTAAACCTTTGAGAGTGTTAAAAGTCTCGACGTTAGCTGGCATGTGCCCAGCGAGATAGTCTGGCTCGTTGTTAATATAGTCCTCGCATAGCTTATGTACAGCTGTGCCTCTTGCTGATGCTTGAGACGATACCATGTTGGCGACTTCGTCCCCAACCCTCTTTCTCCATGCAGCGATACCTTCAGCTGACAGGTCTTTGAGTACAGTAGTGACGGACGGATATAGTTCTCCATCGGGTGTTTGATATAGTCGCTGTCCGTCTACTGTAGTTGTTTCAAGTTCAGTGATGTCCGGCCGAGGCGCGTGTGTGAAGTTTGTCATTAATATATCCATCTTTAGCAATCAAGTAATCTATATGTCTTTCGGCTTCCTGCAGTAATGATTCAGTCGACTCTCTTTCTACAGCTCGATCCATGCCACCGGACATAGTTAGTTCTTCCTTTAACAATTATACCACACACTTCGCACGTATACAACGCTCTGTTTCTAACAGCATTGGCAACCTTTTCTTTATGCTCCTCTGAGAGCTTGCGACCTTTGTTTGGATGGATATAATTTGGATCGTTAAATGTTTCCATTAGAGATTTACGATGGTTAGCTTTGTGCTGTTCTGTTTTATTCACGTCCTTGAACATACGAGATACAACGCTTTTTTGGTAATCGCTTTGAGCTTTACCGGTCATTCCAAACCCACCAGAACCACCTAAGCACAGATTATAGTAGTCGTCACTATAAACCACTTCTTGCGTTACTAACTCTGCCTCCTTTGCATCCATCTCGTCTTTGTTGTCAAACACGAATAAAACTTTCTTTGAGAAGTTGCTAGCTCCGTACTTATCGACAGCCTCTAATAACTTTAACCCAGAGCCCAAATATGAGTCGTTGGGGTTAGAAGTTTTATGCTTACCAATATACTTGCGCCCGGTAATTAGGTTAGTAGTTTCATAGATTGTATAATACATACATCTATTTATAATTTCTAACTTTACACGATACCTAATTCTTCCCTGGCAACAAGCCAGTCTCTTACAAATCCACTTCGTACGATGTCGTCAATACCAAACGTGATTACTTCCATAGAGTCCATGTGATTGGCTATGCGAAGCAATTCGCTTGTTCCACTCTGATCCCACGGCTTGTGCAAGTCTGACTGGATGCCATCTCCGCATAACACGATTTGTGTGTTAATACCTACTCGAGTCATGATAGAGTTTATTTCGTGGGCATTTAGGTTTTGAAATTCGTCGACGATAATAATTGTATCGTCTAATGTTGTACCTCTTAGGAAGGATGTACTTAGGAATTCGATTTGGTTCTTGGTCTTGAGGATATCATATGCATCCCCTCGTCCAAACAAATCTACGCACATTGATTGATAGGGTGCCTCATAGGTTTTCATCTTCTCTTTCTCACTACCTGGGAGGAACCCCATCTCCCTGGTAGGTACTACTGATCTTACAATAACTACTTTTTGTTGGAAGCTATTCTTAGACAACAGTCTTTGAAGAGCAAGGTATAGTGTAATGAATGTCTTACCAGTGCCAGCCATTCCATGTAATACCAAATTGTGTTCTTGCTCGAACAACTGGTACACTAATTGTTGATTTGGTGTCTTGGGATCTACATCCCTAAGTTTCAATTGAAACTTTTGTACTGGCTCCTTCCTCCGTTTAGTTCGTTTGGGCTTGTCAAAGAGTGTCTCATAAATATCGAATTCTTGATAAGCTAAACCTAAATCAGACATCATTCTACCTTTTAGTTATTGTTGTTGACGTGTTTTCCTCCACTTTGCAACAGCGTTTTCAGTTTTAACTTCTTTCGCTGTCTTTTTAACATAACGATTAGCTAAGTCACTAGTGGGATGAGCTTCACCTACTTTTTGTAAAACTTCATTCCACCCATCATCATTACGAATGCTCCCAACACCCGCAACAATGTTGAGCGAGTTGAGAACACTTGTAATCCAGGGACATTCTTCGAGGAAACGAACCTTCTCATCATAGGACATGATTTCTTCGAAGTATTCGTCGTTAGAGGTATCTTTGAAAGTATAGGTCGGCATTATCCTACCGCGGCCTCCTTGATGTCTTGGGAGAGTGAGGCCTCGAAGCTGTCGTAGAATATGCCAAACACATTACGTGCATTCAAGTTATGGTACTCATCCTTGTTGCCGTATCTAGGAACGACAAACTTAAATTTTACCTTTTTGTACTTGCGAGCTAAAAACTGCATGTACTTTACTCTATTTAGATTATCTACGTACCGAGAACGCGTCTCAGGCCCGTATGCATTGGTACCATCAAAAATATTTCCCAGAGACAGTTTTGGTGACCTCAACATAAAGTCGAATCCTAAGCAGTATAACACGTTGTGCTTCGCTTTGATTGCTTCGAGCATAGCATTAACACCAGCATTGGATCTAAACCGTGTATACTGGTTATACTCAGGATCTTCAAACTGTTCATCTAATGCAGGAACAATGAACCTGTCTTTAGGGAACTTGCTTGCTTCGATCTCTTCAATGATAGGAGGATCAATTGCTACTAGGAAGTCGGGGAGGTCGAACTTAGGAAAGTCGCGATACAGTGCATTACATCCGTATATTGTACCTTGACCCTGTAGCTTTGTAATATCGAAGTCTGATCTACTTGGACCGTTACCAATGATAAACGCTATCTTTTCCATTTCTCATCAATCCCCGGAAATGCTTTCTTCACTACAGCTACAGTAATTGGCTTGAGTTCCTCTGGTAGCTTCTTATTCTTCACATTAAGAAGAAGCTGCGCATCTTTAGGATCTACAGATTCCAACATCTCAATGAACATCTGTTCGCGTTTAAGAGGACGCAATTGCTCACCTTCTGGAATATTCAAGCAGTACCTGAGTCGACGAATGTCTGCCTTGAGCACGTTCTGTGCATCGACAGCATCGTCAACTGGAGTGTAGGGGGGATCGGTTTCTGGTAACAAAAACTCGATATTTGGATTGTATACCAAGTCGAGTATAACCTTGATAGGAAAGTCGTTTTGGTATTTGGATAGAGCTTCGGATCTGGCTTTATTGCCGCCTTCCTTAGCTACTTTAAGTAAGGTTTCATAAATTGATTCATTCATCGTCTATTTTCGCTTCTTCATCAAAATATTGTCGAGCTTGCTTACCAACACGATTAGCAAGTCGATGTTCAAGATTTTTGTTACTATACAGCACTGACTTCATAACTTCAAGCGAGTACATAAATCTTAGTACAAAATCCTCATCATCTACATCATACCCATTGTTGTAGAATTCATTGACTAATCCGTGACCGACCCTATCAACAAAGTCCTCTATGAATATCGTGGTGAGTTGATCTTCATAGAAGCCGTCAACTTCTTGTTGAACCGGGCTGGTAAGGTTACCAGGGAATTGGATTATCTTTGCCATCATATATTTATGAGGCTTGTACAGTCACGGATTGAATTAACGACTGCCACTGCGCAACTCGAGAATCCCAGCTATAGAATCCATCTGCATAGGCTTTCTGGAAGTCTAACCGGTTATCCATCTCGTCGGTGTTAATTTGCTGGATAGTCTGGTTCAATGCTTGGATAAAGATATTTGCATGAGCATTGACATCTTCGTGCATACTATATGTGATACCAAATCCAGCCAACGTTTCTGGTAGAGCAGCGTAGTCGGGTGCCACAATTGCGCACCTAGCCGACATTGCTTCCATTGCTGCAATACATGATGTTTCTGGCCAGATAGAAGGGAACGCAAAGATGTGAGCCTTCTTCAAAGCTTCGCGTACTACTTCGTTTGGCTGATAACCATGGTAGTTGATCTTCGGATGGTTACGACACTGTTCAAACAAATGCTCGTAGTCTGCATCTCGTTGTCCCCAACCATAGATGTTAAAACTTGAGTAGACATCAAGCGTAATATTATCATGATGGTTACATAACTCAATAAACACAGGCACAAGAATATCAAGACCACGGTGTGGTGTTGTATGGTAGATCAAGTTGATCTCATCTGCGGCTGGTGGCTTCTGATGTGCTTCGATTGGGTCAATACAGTTCTTGAGGATTACATACTCACTTGGCTTGAGACCAAACGCTAGCTCATACTGTGTCTTTTGATAGTTAGACACGAACACTAACTTAGCAAATCTTTCCCTATCTTTTGGATCCA